ACGTACTATTTCTTCACCTCATAATATCGTTGTTCTTGAAAAATGACCGCAACAATTAAACGCAAATTTGTCTGTGTTGAACCTGTTTCTAGTGTCGCAAAACTTCGGTTTGATACTGAAATGGACCATCTGCATAGTTGTTATGTAGATGATGAAAAGGATGGTCTTATGTTTCTGACTTCTGTAAATGGTAAGTACAAATTTACCTTAGATAAAAAACAAGACTTTAACTGGCAAATTGTTAAGTGACACTATGAAAAGTATTTTTCTTCTTGCTGCACTCCTTCTGACTTCTCCTGTTTTCGCACAAACCGAAAAGGTTGTAGAAAAGAAAACTTATCGTCCTTTCCGATACGAAACTCCTTGTGGTTTGGAAACGGCAAATGATTTTCTGCAGGATAATTGTGTTGTAATTGAAACTCGTGAAACTGGTGGAGCACTTCGCACCCGTGCTATCTTCTCCAATCGGTTTAAACTGACCATCAAATCCTACTTTGATCCAAAGAAAGGTTTTATGACCTATGACAGTCATAACAAGTTTGCCTATAAGTTTGAGTATAAAGTTGGTGGTGTAGATGGTCTGGGTGCCTGGTCCTATGTAATGCCTGGTTTTCTACTTCAAAACGTTTCTTGGGATTGAGCAAATGACTGAAACAAACGTACAACTGAATGTCCAAGAAATTGGAGTCATTCTGTCCGCACTTCAATTACTTGACATTAGAGAGGAAAATCGAATCGCAAGAGAATATGGAAGTGTGCCAGCACTGTATAACAAACTTTACACGGTCTTTGAACAGATGGACAGTTCCGAAACTGGCATACGCAACGACGTGGTGCCGTCCTTCTGACCTATAATACAGAGGTAATCGGGAGACACCCCATGCAACTGACCTCCACCACTGGCACGATGGTTGTGGACTACTTCCCCATCGAAGGTAGCACTCAATTTATCTACAAGGTTCTGAAGTTTCAGGGTGTGGATACCATGAGCACCAAGTGTATCACCAAGCGTGATTTTGATCGTGAGTGTGAGGAACGTATTGGTCTTGGTTATGAAGTGACTGGTTTTAACACCGAATCTGTGAAAGTTAATCCTATGGCAGGTGCAGTCTGATGAAACTACGTTATCTTGTTTTGGGTGTAATTGGGTTTATGATTGGGTGGAATGTGTTTTTGATTCACCGTGATGCAGAATTGTTCAAAGCATATGATGCCTGTGCCCATCATACAAACCATCCCGATTGCCCTTACGACAAAAAATGAATGACGAAGACATTTCACAATTTCTCAAAGCATTTTCTGATTTCATGACACATTCTGAAGATCAAATTGATTCTCATCAAAAATGGGAAGAGGCAAAGAATTACACCGAACTCTTCTATGAACAGAAGGCAGCAGAGTTAGAGATTACCGTCGATTATTATCTTGCAGAGTTTGTGTGATGGATCAACGAACTAAACTGATTCTAGCACTTCAACAAATTGAGAATCTAACTTCACTGCTTGAAGATAATGAGTATCAAAAGTTTCTATATTCTCATCTGATTCAAATACAAGTTGAAGTAAATCGACAGTTGACAAATCTTATGCATTCATCTAAAATACAGGAGTCAAACACAAATTGAAATGAAAAGTCTTTACATTGTTGATTACTGGGTTCCGTTTCCTTCCAGTGAATATGGTGGAGTCGTCAGTTTGATCGCAGAAAATGACACCGAGGCATTTGAACTTCTGTCTGAAGAAGATGGTTTTGATGAAAACTATCAGAATCTGATTATGCCAAATGTTGTCAAGGCACAGAAGTTTGCTTTGGTGGATGACTACGAATCTGGTATTATTGATGCTTTTACGACCTAAAACAAATGGAACAGAATCTTTACAAAATTCTTCAACGGTTCACCAATGAATGGGAACTGATTGATTCTCAAGCACAAAAACTGACCAAAGAGCAATGTGATGCTCTGTTGAATTATTATGTCACAGAGGGTGTCAATCCGAATGATTTGAGAGCAGTCCTTGACAATGGTTGAGTTTCTGCACAAGGCACCCAAAGGAATGTATTATGAGCAGACAGAGTTTAAACGCAATGTTGTTGCTATCTGGATTCATTATCAGCGTCGGTTTGATTACAATCTGGGTGATTCCGTCCGTTGTATCTGGGGATTCTACAACACCAAGACAAGAACCTATTATTCTCCCATCAACTCCAAGACCATTGGAAAATCAGTGGATATAAATGATACAACACCGTATTCTGCAATGATTCCCAAACAAACGCCATTAGAATCTGCATTTGCATGAGTTACGAACCACAAGTCAATGATTATGTTCTATGGACAGAATATGTTGAAGGATGGGTGTATTTCAGGAGTGATGAATACATCACGATTGAGATGGGAGTTAAACCCAAAGATGATGAGAACTATGAGGCGTGTTCAATTCATCGCAATGATCGTTTGTTAGTTTTATGTTATAGACAACAATGGAGAGAATTGACTTGTGTTGGACGCCGTGCCGATAAGTATTCACCGACGATGCTATGAAAAACGGAAGAAGATTATGGAGACTGTGGTGTAAGGCACTTGGAGAGAAGGCAACAAAAAATGACAGAGAGGCAGATCACATTGCTGGTATACGCACTGTTATATTCGGCACTTATCTTCTTACTAATTTTTTCATTGTCGCGGGGGTCATAAGGCATTGGAATGATGATCTAAATAAAGACACAGGATTCTCCTCATACGAATGTCAGCGACAGTCACAAAAGCAGGACCATATTATACCTCTGGAAGCATCTCCTTTTCGTCCTTAAGAACGAACTTCCGAGCACAACAACCTGATGGAACTTTCAGTCCTGATACATTACCAATCAAGGCATCTGAATTAAAAAGAGACACCAGTACAATAAACACTGAACCTATTGTACCTGACTGTACGGAGAATGCAAATATTGCAACATCAACCAATCTAAAACTCTCACAGTTTCGCAATTCAATCAAGTATTATTATATTACTCAATCTGGAACAGATGATAATGCTTCATCACCATCATTTCCTGGATTTAACATTGGCACACAAACATGGAATTCAAACCTGAATAAAAGCATTCGAAAGTACATGTATTTGAACGGTACAGTCGGATCTGCCAATGTGACACAATATGCTGCCTATTTTGCTGCAGAGGCACATAATTTAAGAATCAATGTATCAGGTGGTGTCTATGGTGCTGGTGGAGAAGTAAGTGGTGGAAATGGTGGACCTGCATTGTATGTACAGTCTACAGGTTCTGAAGTCGTTGTAGAAGTCAACGACACTGCAAACATTTATGGTGGTGGAGGTGGTGGAGCAAAAGGTGCCACAGGAGCAAATGGTGCATCTAGCACTTGTTACAGCACTTCTGATTATACGACTGGACAAAATTGTGGTGGATGCCCTGGATGTGGTGGTAATGAAAGTGTGGACTGTTATGCTGATGGTGGATGTAATTGTGGTAAGGGTGGATGTAGTAGCACGAATTATCGATCTGTTTGTCGTGTGTATTCTCCTTATACTGTACCAGGGGCACCAGGTGGAGACGGCGGAATTGGTGGAGCCGGAAGAGGATATAATCAGACCAGAACTGATGGAGCAACAGGAGCATTAGGAACCACTGGTGGATGTCCTTCTTATGGCGGTGATGGATTACAAGGAGAGACTGGTGGTAATGGAGGAGATTGGGGATCACCAGGTAAAAATACAACAAATACAGTATCAGGAGGAGCAGCAGGAAGATCAATTACAGGATCCAATTATAGCGTGACAGGAACAATAAATTCTGGTACAATTAGAGGAGCATATCAACCATAAAGAATCAATGACTAAATCTGAATACCCATCATTACCTGAACAAGGAAAGAACCTAGCAAAGTTCACATTTGAAGTTGTCAAACAGGCACTTTCATCCAATGCTTTGTTTGTATCTCCAGAGGTCAAACAACAGAGATTGGATATATGTAAGAGTTGTGAATACTATGATGCTTCACAGGTACGTTGTAAGCATTGTGGATGTTTCCTGGATCATAAGGCAAACTTTGCATTAGATTCCTGTCCGATTGATAAGTGGAGTGTTTCTGACTCTGATTGGTTAAATGGTGAGTTTGATAAAGTTGTGGATAAGGTACAGAATCCACAGAAAGAAAGTGATACTCCCCAGTTTCCAAGGAACCCAGAAATAGGGCAGGTTTATGGTTGGAAAGATCGTAGATGGCAATGGAATGGATCGTTATGGGATTTTATACCAGAGTGAGTAAAATGGTATAATTTGATACTGTAAAAGGTTAAATTTAATTAAAAAATATAATAAAAAACATTAATGTATTATTTGTTTTATTCTCAATAAGTGAATAGTTAATGAGAATCAATTGAGAATATTGTTGAGAATAGGTAGTCTTTTAAGTGTGGTAAATGCTTATAAACCTCCGTCCTTATAGCAAGTTTAGCGAGCGTATCATAAGACGCGCAGTTTGTCAAGCCCACCGCCCGCAAAAATCCCAGAACCCACACATAAAGTACACAAAACCTTACAAAATCTCGACGAGACCTCATATATATTCTTATGCAAATCTCGACGAGTATACTACTTGACAACTCGACGAGATATACGTTATAATCATAAAGCATCATACAAATCTCGACGAGTTATGTACGACGACTACGATCTCGACTATACATACGCAACGGATTACTCATACGATCTCGAAGAGTATTATGTACAAGACGCACGAGATCTAGATGAGGATTATGCACGAGATGGGCATGATTACGAATCACTTGCATATCGTCATTATGCATGATACAATCTAGTTAACATACACACGAGATTCTTATGCCTAATACGTATACAAAGCGTACAGTACGAGTCACACTAGATCTTATGTGTTATGAAGATCTAGATCTAGAAGATATCCCATGGCGGGAACTTCTACATCTACAAGATGATGAAGATATTAATATTAGCATCAAAGAGTACGATATCGAGTACTGATGTGACAGTTTAAAGATTGTCCTCATTCTCAATTATAAGATCTTATTGATTCTCAATAACATGATCCTTATTGAGAATGAGGACAATCGGAGAACTGGCACAAGACCCCTTGATATCTACCACGTGGTGGGATATTGTACCTTCGTTGTCGCAATTGGATCATGATTTTTCTCACCTCCACCAATCACGGTTGTGTGTATACTTTGTCCCAGGAAGATGGAGATGAATTGTATTATGCTCCGATCTACTCCAATGGTAACATCAACCTCGAAGAATTTGCTCCAGTCGATATGAACGAAATCGATATGGATCAGATGGAAGTGTATGATATTATGCGTCGTTTAAAAGTAATGAATGAGGTGTGACAGTCGGAGAACTGGCACACACCCCCTTGCAGAATGCCAGGTGGTGGATTAATATTCTTTCAGTTCACAAATTCAAACCGTGAAAACTATTCGAATTCAGGTTGAAACTTACGACGGTTGCCGTACTATTTGGTACGAAAAGTCTAGACTCAAGAATCCAACCGAATCTATCAGCAAACGTGTTAACGAGCAACTGTGCGGTTTGAATGTGAAACGTATCGAAGTTTCGTTATCACCTGCCACGGTGTGACAATCTGACAAGTAGCACAAGGGGGGTTGCGGAATCCCCCGATCCGTTCTACATTACATTCGTTCCTGAGAGATTTCAATGTTTGATGAACTTTGGTCTGAAATCCAAGACATGCCTGGTGAGATTTTTGACCTTGACATTTCTGAACTGAAAGATGAAAAGTTCGATGTCAATGAGTACCTGAACGCTAACTACGATTACTGATGCCTGAATCTTACACTTTCACTGGCGATGCTATCACCTTCCTTGGTTTGGTTGGTGTTGTTTCAACGGGCATTATTCTTCTCACTGCTTTTCGTCGTTACTACAATTCTCCTCTTCGTAAGTGATGCAATTTCAAGTCACCGAAATCTTCTTCGATTTTGATGATCCTGATGATGAGGTCACACTCGAAGAATACAATGAGATTGTTGCAGAAACTGTCGGTCAAATCTGGGAGGCAGATGATGAAGAGGATCTCATAGAAGAAATCACATGCGCTACAGGTTGGTGCATCAAATCCATTGATTATCGTCACGTTCTTTCTTGAAATCATGGCACGAACACTTCAACAACTCAAAGAATCTGTTGAGCGTATGATCGCTGAACAGGGCGAAGATGCTCCTGTTGCTGCATTTATCTTCACCAATCCTGATGTATTCGTGATGGATGAAGATGGAGAACAAGTGACACAATCCCGTGAGATTGCAGAGCAAGTTCTCAACAATGTGGAAGACGATTATGATTACCTCTACGAGGAAATCTTCAACTGTATTGAAAACGAACTTCGTGAACTGAACTGATCATGTCTTACACTGTCTACGTTACTGAAACTAACACGACTGCTGTGTTCTTCAATACTAAAGAAGAAGCAGAGGAATGGATCAACGAACCCGACTACGATTTGTGTCATCAATGGGAGTGTGTTGATTCTAAGTTTGATCTTGTGGAGGGCAAATGATGACTGAAACCGACATTATTTCAGTTCGTGAACAAATCCAGGAGGACATTCTCTCCTATGCTAGTCTGATTGATGATGAGCAAATCTTCCTGAACGATGATGTTCTGGATGCTCTTTGTAACATCGTTTGTGACAACTTCACCGCACTCCTCAAATGACCAACAACGCTAAAACCTGGACCGACGATTTCAGCGGACTTGTTGAAAAGTATGCTGAATTCGTGATGGATTCGATGGACATGAAGACGATGGAACAATTCGTGTTTGATACACTTGTTTCGTCTTATAATGACTACAGTGAGGAAGAACTTATCACCGACATTCGTGAGTGTTATGGTGATGAATGGTTCGAAGATAATGGTGTGGAGGTGAAAGAAACTCCTGACCTGTGACAGTTGAGGAAGTGGCACAAGGGGGATTGCAAAGTCCCCCGATCGGCGCCATACTACCTTTGTTGAAACGAACGACACCAATGAGCACCGCAACTTACAACGGTTGGACAAACTACGAAACCTGGAATGTTGCTTTGTGGATTCAGAATGATGAGAGTTTGTATAAAATTGCTCGTCGTTATGATGATTACCTTAAGTTCGTAAAGCACGTGTGGTTTGATGCTAAAACTCCCGATGGAGTTAGCTATACCGATCCTAAACTTGATTGGGATGAACTGAATGAAATGATGGCCGATCTGTAAACTGGCACAAGACCCCCTTGTGGAGGGCACCTGACGCCGTATGATAGTTTCAACAGCAAAGGGGACTGATGACTGACACCGAAAAACTTCAATTCCTTCTCACCAAACTTCAAGAAACTGCAGATCGTAAGCATTGTGAGGATGGTGATTATTACTCTCCAAGTGACAATGGATCTTATGATGATGCTTTTGATGATGGTGCCGATTATGGTGAAGTAGAGTTTGCTCGTAGTTTGCTTCAACAACTGAATCTACAAACACAAATCACACCTCATCTAAAATGAAACTCTATCTCATCAACGAAGTTCTTTACGATTACACTGCTGGAATGGTTGCCATCGCTGCCGAAAATCTTGAGCAGTGTCGTGACATTTATGAGCAACAGTTTGCAATGAGTGTCTACTCAAGACTTCATGAGTTTGATACTGCCATTCAAAACGGTTGCTATAAAGAACTGGAAGTCAAATCTGACACACAACCTGGTGTTGTAACTTATGTTTATGGTGGAGGTTGAAATGACTGACCAACAACAAATCACCGATGCTTTTATGAGGGACTTTGAGGATCTCCTGCGTCGTTATAATGCACAGTTTGATTTAGTTCAAAGTCATTTTGGACCTAGTGATGCAACGGCAGACATTGACTTCAACGCAATCTATGATGAGAATGGAAATCAGGTAAGACCTTACATCAACTTTGAACTGCCCAACTACATCAACCCTAACCGATGACTGATCTTTCTCCTGCCGCTCAGGCAATACTTGCCGCCTGTGGTTGCCCTGATGCAGACTCTCCTTTTCGTCTAGTGGCGCGAGGATTTGCTGGCGCTGCTATCCGTGCTGTTGCTGATCAGGTGGTGCCGGTTGAACCAGAACCCCCTGAATTGCCGTTTGCCTCTGTTAACGATCCGTGGCCGAGTTGGAACGCAAAGCAAAACATCCACCACAAGCTCATCGCCATCGCTGCCGAATTGGAGACAGTGTGACACCCTGACAACTGGCACAAGACCCACCCCAGACCCCCACAGGACCCCTTACAATAGCAGTATGAAAAACACCCACCTTGAGCACCCTGAAGATTCTATCCTGACGGGTGACCTTTCCGTTCTTGATTGGTTCGTGACGCCTGGCAATCTGAGCGTCAAGATTGATGGTGCCCCTGCAATTGTCTGGGGTGTGAATCCTGCTAATGGTGAGTTCTTTGTAGGAACCAAGGCAGTATTCAACAAGAAAAAAATTCGTATCGCTCACAATCATGATGAGATCGATCAATTCTATCAAGGTGAAGTTGCAGCAATTCTTCACGCTTGTTTTGATTGGTTGCCTCGTTTCGAATGTATCTATCAAGGCGATTTCATCGGGTTTGGTGGATCTGATGAATACACTCCGAACACCATCACTTATAAGTTCGGTGAGGTAGTTTCCCAGAAAATTATCATCGCTCCTCACACTTGCTATTATGCTGCAAACGATCTGCGTGATGCACAAGCATTCCCTGATCGTAGCATCTGGACTGACACTGAAACGGTGAAGTTTGTGCAACCTGATGCATACATTCTGCACAATCAAGAGTCCTTCGCTGATGTAAAAGAGGTTGTAGATTTCGCCCGTCAAATGTCTACTGCTGCAACGTTTGTGAGTGATAAAGAAGCAACCAAGATCAAACAACAACTGAACGCCTGCATTCGTTCGGGTGATAACATCGTTGCAGAGGACTTTGATTGTGATCCTAACCTGATTCGTTTGTGGGCATTGGTGAAGTCGATCAAAGATGATTGTTTGTTCCTCTGCCGCAACATGGGACCTGCAGCATACATCGGGCACAACAGAATTGATGCCGAAGGTTATGTTCTCTCCAATGAGTTTGGTATGTTCAAACTGGTGAATCGTGAGGTCTTTTCTTATCACAATTTCAACGCTGGGCGCTTTCAGTGTGCCAGTTGACAAGGTGGCACAACCCCCCTTGCAATTCCCCCCGATCTGATCCATACTACCTTTGTTGAGACGAATTCCTCCTATGCGTAAGATCGAACGTCTGATGAATGCCGCTATCACCGCTGGCAAAGATTTCAAACTTGATAACACTGAAGTCGTTTCATGTTCGAACGTGACTGATGTGTTTCTCCATGGCAATCTGATCGCTCGCATTGGTGAAACCTGGATCGAATTGTTCGATGGTGGGCATCAATCTAACACCACCAAATCGCGCCTCAATGCTATTCTGCGTGAGCACGGTGTTGGTGATGAGAGTGTATTTCAAAAGAACTTTCAATGGTTCTTTCACTCTTCTCAATTCGGCACAATTCCGTTCTTCTCTGGTATGCGTCTGAACTGAACATCTGTCCTGGTGATGACATTAAAAGCACCATCATTCGTTAATCTTTTTTCCTTCATTTTCATGACTCTCAATCTTGCAATCTCCCTGCTCCGTCAAGGTAAAGATGGTGAGCAAATCCTTCAGATTCTTGATAGCATCGCAACTGATGATGAACAGGGAACTGTAACCGATCTGCAGGGCAATCCTGTTATCTGGTGACAGTTGTAGAAGTGTCCACGATTCTCCCCGCGGGCACTTTTTTTGTGCAATACTAAAAGAGTCAAAGAAAAGCAACTCAAATGTCCGTGATCAAAGCATTCTCCATCGACGGCAAGATGGTCAACAAAAGCACTGAAACTGGCAAGTGGTGGATGTCTGAAATGGAGAATGATTGCTTCCGTAATGCTATTGCTTCTCTCTACAACTTCGTGGTTGAGACTAACGCAGACTGTGACACAGCATACGAATGGGTCTGTGATCAGTGCGGGATTGATACATTCGTTGCCGACACTTGGGCATGGGATTGTTTCTATTCGGTCTTTGATTCGGCACGTGACTGAGTTACACTGAACCACACACAATCTCATGATCAAAAAGTACGTTTACGAACACTGCAACACTGGCAAGATCAAGACCATTCTTGCCACCTCCGAATATAAGGCAACCACGCAGAACTTTGGTAACCTTGCGGGTTACAAATTCATCTGGTGCTGTTCTCTCAACCTTAGCAATCGTTACTGAATTTCTATCATGGCACTCTACAACATCGCATCCGATCTCAACACCCGTCAGACCGTATGGGTGAGCACCAACGTTGTTAAAGGTCGTCCTCAACTTAACTCTCACCGTGATGATTCGTTCGGTCGTTCACTCAATCGTGCGGGCATTGATGGTTACCCTGCCTGGGAACTTGCGGGTCTTCATACTGATTACGTAGGACGGAGTTAGGTATAACATTCGTTCGTGCCCTGGCAGTGCCCCCGTCCCGTTGCGTTCGGGGCGGCGCCGCCGTTATAAAAACCATGGGTCCCTGTAACCTACAAAGTGTTACGGACGCGAACAAAATATAAAGTCCTATATAAATCTGAAAAAGAAGATTCATATACCCGAAATGAAAAAAAATTCCGGAGAAAATTTTCAATTTGTACAGGTCGATCCAATTACTGGTAACTATTATATTGTGATTCCTGAATGGGTCGCAAACGAACTTTCTTGGTATGAAGATACAGAAGTTTGCCTATCAGTTGAGGGCGGTGATTTAGTGATATCTGAAAAAGACAGTGATTGACATTTACTACATAATACTGTATGATCATGATGTAAACGCATTCTATTATGGCTAAAGGATTTACCGTAAAAGCAAAGACTCCAACCGCTTCAGAACCTGAATGGGATTATAATTTAGCCCGTGAAATGGTGAAGGGTAAAACAGTTGTGTTCTGTCTACCTGGAAGAGGAGTCTCATATACTTACTTAAAGAGTTTTGTACAACTTTGTTTTGATTTAGTGCAGGCGGGTGCCAGTATTCAAATCTCGCAAGACTATTCATCAATGGTGAATTTTGCAAGATGCAAATGTCTAGGTGCGAACGTTCTGCGTGGACCTAATCAGATTCCCTGGGATGGGAAATTAAATTATGATTGGCAACTGTGGATTGATAGTGATATTGTTTTTAATACTGAAAAGTTTTGGCAACTTATCTTAATGGATAAAGACATTGCTGCTGGATGGTATTGCACGGAAGACGGTCGCACAACTTCGGTGGCACACTGGTTAGAAGAAGATGATTTCCGTAATAATGGTGGAGTCATGAATCATGAAACCATTGAAAGTATTTCGAAACGTCGTAAACCATTCACGGTGGACTACACTGGTTTCGGATGGCTTCTGATTAAGCACGGTGTCTTTGAACATTCTGAAATGAAGTATCCTTGGTTTGCACCAAAAATGCAAGTCTTTGAGTCTGGTGAGGTTCAGGATATGTGTGGAGAAGACGTATCGTTCTGTTTAGATGCAAAGGAAGCAGGATTTGAAATTTGGTGCGATCCTCGTATCAGAGTTGGTCACGAGAAAACAAGGGTCATTTGATGTCTAACGAACGTTATAATGTTCTTTGTAAGGGAAGACGAATTTATTCAAGTCTTACAGAAGAAGAATATTTCAATGTAATGGAGGATCTGTCGATTGAATTTTATCAGACAGGTTCTCCAAATCCTGAAGATATTGAAACTGAAATTTTATTGGAGAATCATGTATGGCAATCAAAAAATCTTTGAGTGGCAGTAAGATCATCGAGTCTCGTCCAAAGAATACTCGTCAAGGCGATGGGTCTAATACCAAGTATGCCGCTTCGTCTCGTAATAATGCTCGTAAGAAGTATAGGGGTCAAGGTAAAGGTTAAACATGGCTTACTTAAACCATAGTCTTCCAGATTGGTCCTGTTATATTCGTAATGAATTCCTTTTTAACCATAAAATGGGGCATGGTGAAGTAACCAAATGTGATGTTCATTCTGTTGCGAGCATTGAAAAAAGAGTTCCTTTATTTGAGGCATTTTTAGAAAACGGCGTGAATTGGACTCGTAGACCACTTCACGCTTTTTGCTGGAAACCAGACGCACCGATTGAACCTTTGGAAGACATTATGTATTGGGATTGCTTTTCTCCCTACATTGATGTTCAAAAACGTGCTCGTCTTGCTGGATTACAGGCAGAATTAATTCGTCCTGATGGAAAAAAGGTCGTGGGATCCTATATGTTCACTCTTGATTGGTCATGGGAGAACAAAGGTGTCCCAGATCTTAATTTTTCAGAGACTCCAGAACATAAATGTGCTCATTTATTCAAAGTAGAAACAGGAAATTACTATGCATATCCAAATAATCGCATTATTTGGTATGATAATGCATGGACATTCAACAGAATTAACAAAAATCCTGGTTATGAAATTGATTTGACTGTTTATTCGGTTGAAAATAAAAGAAAATTTGAGACATCTGATCACTATATGTACCAAATTACTGATTTGGAATCAAAATAAATAAATTTTTACCAAAAAATTGAGTTGAAACAATTTTCAATGGGCAAACACCTGCTCCTAGAAGTGTATGATGTTGACTTTGACTTGATTAATGACGTAAATTCTCTTCAAAACGTCATGATCAAGGGCATTGAACGTGCGAAAATGACAATCCTGAACACGTTTTCGCACTGTTTTCTTCCACAGGGGTGTACAGTCGTCATTGCTCTGGCAGAAAGTCATGTTTCTTGTCATACTTGGCCAGAAAATGGGTGTTTAGCGGTGGATGTTTATACTTGTGGTGAAGGAAATCCAAAATTAATTGCTCTGGAAATACTTAAATACTTAAATTCAGACTCATATTCGTTGCGTGAACTGGACCGTTAAATAGAAATAAGGAGATAGCAACCTCCTTTATAAAAGTTCTGTTTTATTCATTAAAACAGGAGCTAAAATGTCTAATTTACCAACAGATAGAGATTCAAATTATATGAGAGAAATGTGGGGAACCACAAAACTAATCACTGATTATGATTCAAATTCGCCAAAAAGAGTCATTCAGGAAATTTATCATGACTTGGCACCAAAGCATGATCTTAAAAAGCAAACCGAACTTCATGAAAAAATTCGTAATGATGAAGATTACGATGATTGGGGTTATGGAACTGAACCAATATATGGTTCACCTTGGAAATGAGATATAAATAAAGCAAGAAACTTTTGTCCGATGGCAATACAAAGGATATCTAGATCGTTTAAAGATATTAGTTTATCCTTTGAACCTCATCCGGTCACAAAGGATTTGCCGATATTAAGAAACGAAAACGCAATAAAAAGATCGGTCAGGAACATTGTAGAGACTATTCCTACAGAAAAGTTCTTTAATCCAGTTTTTGGATCTGACGTTCGTAATAGTCTCTTTGAGTTTGTTGATTTTGGTACTGCCTCAATCATACAAAATCAAATTGAACTTGCGATACGTAACTTTGAACCCAGAGTTGAAAACGTTTCTGTTGAGGTAAATCCTAGACCAGATACTAATGAGTTTGAGGCAACAATATTTTTTGATATTATTGGACAGGACTTCCCGACTCAAGAATTTACATTTATCCTAGAGGCAACAAGATAAAATGCCTTTTACACAGTTTACCAACCTAGATTTTGATCAGATCAAAACTTCTATAAAGGATTATCTTCGTGCGAACTCAAATTTTACAGACTTTGATTTTGAAGGATCAAACTTCTCTGTATTAATTGATACTCTAGCGTATAACACTTATATTACGGCATTTAATTCCAATATGGTCGTAAATGAGTCTTTCCTAGACTCTGCGACTTTAAGAGAAAATGTTGTTTCGTTAGCAAGAAATATTGGATACGTACCACGCTCTAGAACAGCGTCTAAAGCGGTGGTTTCATTAACGGTGCCAACTACTACAACAAGTCCAACACTGACCTTACAGGCAGGTCTAGTGTGTGTTGGTGGCATTGAAGACACGACCTACACATTTTCAATTCCAGAAAATATCACGACTACAGTAACTGGTGGTGTGGCATCTTTTAGTGATATCAACATTTATCAAGGAACGTTTCTCCGCAATCAATTCGTTGTTGATGGATCACTAGACCAGAGATTCATATTAGATAATTCATTTATTGACACATCAACAATCGTTGTTTATGTGAAAGGTATTTCAGATACTGGACTTGGTAGGGAATATACTTTAGTTGATAATATTTTAAATCTAAACAATTCTTCCGAAACATTTTTGATTCAGGAAATCAAGGATGAGAAATATGAGTTGCTGTTTGGTGATGGCATTTTTGGGAAGAAATTAGAAAACGGAACCATAATTACAGTTACTTATATTGTTACCGATGGAAAAGATGGTAATGGTGCTTCTCTGTTTTCTTTCTCTGGATCACTAAGAGGATCTTCAGATGAAATTGTAGTTCCATCATCAACGGTTTCTGTCCTTACCACAGCATCCTCATCCAATGGTGGTGAAATTGAAAGCATCGACTCAATTAAATACTTTGCCCCAAGACTTTACTCATCACAGTACAGAGCAGTTACTGGAAGAGATTATGAGTCTATCATTCAACAAATTTATCCAAATACAGAATCAGTATCTGTTGTGGGTGGTGAAGAGTTAGATCCCCCACAATTCGGAACCGTTCTGATTAGCATTAAACCAAAAAATGGTGATTACGTTTCTGATTTTGATAAGCAACAGATTTTGAATAAACTTAAAAATTACTCTTTAACTGGAATCAATCAGTCTATTATTGATCTTAAGGTTCTCTATGTTGAAATTGATACTGCTGTTTATTATGACTCACCAAAAGTATCCAATGTAAATGATCTAAAAACAAGAGTTACTAATGCTCTTACAACTTATGCTTCTTCCACAGATGTTAATAAGTTTGGTGGAAGATTTAAGCACAGTAAACTCGTAAGAATTATTGATGATGTTGATACTGCGATTACTTCTAATATAACCAGAGTTGTTATAAGAAGAAACCTAAAAGCAGCAGTCAATCAATTTGCTCAGTATGAACTGTGCTTTGGAAATCAGTTCCACATTAATCCCAAAGGATTTAATATTAAAAGTACTGGATTTAGAATTTCTGGTGAAGCAGATACAGTGTATCTGACAGACGTTCCAAACAAAGATGCCAACGGTAATCTGGATGGAAGTGGGACCGGAGTAATATCTGTCGTTAAACCAGATCCAAATGGATTGACCAACCGAGTTATAATCAAGTCAGCAGGAACAGTTGATTATACGACTGGAGAAATACTTTTGACAACAATAAACATAACTTCTACAGATTTAGA